TTAGCCAACAATAATATAATCATGGATTCCGTCAAATTGTTTGTCAGTATCTAACTTCTTAACTAGGTCAATGACTTCATCTCCTAACAGCTCAATAGTTTCATAACCATGTTGACTATCTAACGGCAATGGTTCATCACTTAGCAATCTGTTGGCATGGTCTAACAGCTCTAATTCATAAGCGATAATATCATTAATCAAAGTATCTTTATCTAATTCTTGCAACTGTGACACGCGCATACCATGGTAACTTAATCTAAAGGTTTTAGGCTCATATTCTGCTTCATGCTCACGGTAAGCTTCTTGTAACTTTTGAATTGTACTGTTTGCGATTGTGTCCTGTGGTGATACGTATAGGACAGCCATGTCAGGTCGTTGTTCAAAAATAAAGTTGTTGCCATTTGTCAAATTATCTTCTAGGTTCTCAGTGAATGCTTGCGCCTCTCCTAGTGTACCAAATGAACCAATTAAAGCAGTATAGTTATTTAGGTCACCTTTGATAGTTAGGTCGTCATCTTCAAAGTCATCTTCATAGTCGTCTGTGTGGTCTAGTGAATTGGTGATTCGTTCAAAGTTTTCCGTAAGGTCTTCATCACTGGTATATTTTGCTTTAAGGTTACCGTTACCCGTGTAAGTGATATCAATAGCTGACTGGTCATAAGTGCCAATCATGTAGCCGATAAGTGCGCTCCCCGCTTTCTGTGCTTGTTCAAAGTTGGGAAGTGTAGCGGTAAAAGTAAATGTTTTAGGTGTATCTGATAATGTTTTCATGGTGTAATATCCTTCTAGGCTTTCAAGCCATTGTGCGCGAACTTCTAGCGATCCTTTATATCTGCCAATGGTTCGGGTAGTGAATAGGTGTATGTTAGTTTGGCTCATTATGGAAACCCCTCACAATGATAGTTAATTCTAAAATGGGAGCATTTCATCTTCAGTTAAGTCCTCTCTTTCTTTTTCGTGTTGTTCCCAATCTTCTAAATTTTCGATACCTAATTTTTCCCAATTGTTTAAGATAGCGACAATATAACCTAAGTTATTAGCATTGTTTGACCCTGCTTGTTGGTAGGCAATATGTACTATTTCCCTATCAGTAGCAGTCAGTCTTTTCTTAATGGTATTAATTTCATAGGGGTCTGGTTGTCTATCAAAATAATATTGAGTAAGTCCTTTGATAAAAGTTTCATCATCAGAATTAATCAAAAAGTCATCACTTAAGTAATCAGAATAATTTTCAGGTTTTTCTAGTTTTTGAGAAATGTCAAAATTGTCAATATATATTTCTTTCTTTTGTTTTGACTCTATCTCTTTCTCTATCTCTATTTCTTTCTCTATCTCTTTCTCTATCTCTTTCTCTATTTCTTTCTCTATCTCTTTCTCTTTCTCTGTTGGACATGAGTTGGACATTGATTGGACATTTTCCAATTTGGTTGGACTTTGTCCAATCTTGCGGTTACTTCTTTTATAACTTGCCCAATTAGTTTCCTGCTCAACCATTGCTTCAGCCTGTGCCATATAAGCATTATTATCGTTATCAATTTGAATTAGACCGCATTTAGTAAAGTATGCTAATGTTTGATTAATATCGTCTTCAGACACGTCCAATTTTAGCGCTAGTTCTTCAGCAAGGTTTTCAAAATATCCCTCATAATAGAGAACGCAATCATCAGCCAAGCTTTCTAACATTAATCTGATGTAGATAACTGTCATGGCATAACCGCCTTGGATTGACTTCAGGCGTTTAATAAAGATGTTATCAAATAATTTTTTATCAACTTTTAGCCAAAAGTAGATTTTAGTTTTTTTAGTTTTGTTTTTTTCTGTCACTATCTCACCCCCAAAAATTGCAATATATCACTAACACGATAGAAGACCTTTCTAGTATCTTCTAGTGGTGGTTGGTATCGTCTTAGCCCGTTATTCTCCCAACGTTTCAAAGTCTTGTATTCTATTTCTAACTCATTCTTCAATTGTTCGGCGGTAATTAGTCCAAGTACCCTTGGTTTGACTTTCTCACGCGCCTCCAGATACTTTCCAATCATATCCAGCAAAGTATGTGTCAAGTCTTGCTCGCTCTCTCTGCTTAAACTAAACATGTCTGTATCTCCTCCAGTCTTCTAGGTCAGCAGTTAAAAGCGCGTGAATACGCTTATGCTCTTGATCGTATTGTCGTTGAAGTGGTAGCACTCCAGCAAGTCGCTCCGTTTCATTCTGTGGAATATAATAGCCCCCTTGCTTGTTATCACGTCCGCCACATACTGGTATACCATAATCAATCACAAGTTTACGAATAGTCTCCCTAATGGTTCGTATGTCTAACCCTGTCAGCTTCTCAATGTCTGTGGCTGTGATAGGCAAGTCCATTCCAAGCGGTAACAGCTTAAAAACTTTATATAGGTGTTCTGGTAATTGTTTTTCCGTCATGCTTGTACCTCCTAATTGTAATATCTGCCCTGTAATTGAATATAAGCCCCATAGTTAGTATTTGTTAGCCGTGTGGTATCTTTACCCTCTAGCTCTGTTTTGGGCTTGCTATGAAGCCGATACGTGCCTAAATGATGCCATAGGAAAATATTCAGGGGTGTTAGAATTGCTAGTAGTGTCAATGCTGTTTCAATTGTCATTTCTTTGCCTCCCTAAAAGTTAGTTCACGCTGTGCCCCTCTCAACTGGTAATTGTCTACTAATTCAGCAAAGTTATTCTGCTTTTGCATTTCTTGTATTTCATCAAGAGTAATGGCTTTATTTGTAAAGTAGTCATCAAGGATATTAATTAAGCCCTGCGGATAATTGTTTTCTACTAAATAATCTCTGATTTCAAATACTTCTTGTTTCATTTTCGTTGTCTCCTATGGTCAAATATGCTATAATCTATGTATAAAATATTTACTAAAACCCTTTAATAACCGCTTGCCTGCTGTTTTATTGTGTTTTAGTTGGTTGTCAAAGGCTTTTTACTGATTGGTCTCGGTAAGCCTTTTTTGTTGTCTTTAGATTGCAACTGCTTTTACTAAAATATATTCTTTGTCCGCATGATCTACGTGAATTTCAGTGATTTTATAGTCTGTTCCATGGAAACGGATATACATTGAAGTGTCAAATAGGGGTTTACGGTGGTAACGAATAATAAAAACCTTTGTATCTTTTCCAGTTTCAATCCCTGATGAGGTTTTAAAATCTCTAATGGTCGTTCCTGAAATATTAGCCCAGAATGAACACACGTCAGTAATAATAGGCTCAATTAATTCCCCATCTTCATTCTGGCTTGCTGTTTTAGAAAAAAATGTAATTCTATATCCCATTTTTCTACTCATTTTTGTTTCTCCTCTCACGCGCCTGCTGGTGCTTTTTTTAGTGGTCTGAATACCATATCTTTAATTTCTTGGTAAGTCATGTTTAGGTTAATCAAAGCAATAGCCATGTCTTCTAGTGCTTGGTATCTGATTATCTCTTGACTGGTTAGGCTGTCAATGCCGTTCTTACCGCCACGGCTTGCCACTAGCTGTCGTTTGTTCATTCCAGTAGTTCCCTTTAGTAAAAGGTTTGTAACCGTGCTGTGCGCGTGTTTTGGGGCTTCTTGCCATGTTTCAACAGCTTCATGTAGTGCCTTACGCTTGGGCTTCTCTAGCGCCCTCTGGTAGCGAAATTCTGCCACCTCGTCACGCATTTCAAAGAATGCTTTTACTAGTGATGACTTGAAAGCGATAACGGGGGCGGTATTTCTTAAGAATGTAATAAGTAAAGTAGCCTGTTGCTCGTTTAAAATGTAGTCGCGTTTGCTTTGTCCACTTTCTAAAGGTGTCATTTTAAATGCAACCTTTCCGAATTTTTCAAGCTCCAATAAGTGCTTTCTAATTTGTTCTTTCACTGCGTGGTGAGTTATTCCAGCATTATCTGAAATAATACTGCTCAATGTATACGGCTCTTTCTTCCCGTCAATGTAAACTAGTTCCATGTTTGCTCCTTTCTAGTCTTCTGGTGTCAGTAGTTCGTCAATGGTGACGCCTAAATAGTTTGCGACTTTCAGCAAAGTTTCTGTTTCAGGGTTCTTAGTACGTTCATAATAAAGACCTGTCAGGGTTGTTTTTGATATACCTGTTGCTTCGTGTACGTCTGAAACCTTCTTACGTTGCCTTGCCAAAAGAACACGAAAATTATTGTTCATAATATTCCCCTTTTCGTTTTATAACAAGTTATATAACCTGTTATTTTGTATTATACACTGTTATTTTTATTTGTCAACAGTTAAATAACTTGTTATAATTATTTCCAGGAGGCCGACTATGATAGGTAAATTTCTAAAAAGAATAAGAACGAAAGAAAGGATACGGGTATATGATGTCGCGGATATCTGCGGTGTATCACAGCCCTTTATATCCAATGTTGAAAATGAAAAAAGAATACCGACAACAGAAATGTTTTTCAGTATTCTCAATGCTTTGGCTTCGTTATATCCAATAACTGATGATGTTGTAACAGCTTTTAACTTAGAAAAAGAAATAAAAACAGAATTAGCAGAAGTTGACGATTTCAACAACTATGAAATCTATGAAGACCCAGCATACGTAAAAGATATAGTAGTGGGCTATTGGGAAAACGAGTTCCTAATAGAACTGATGGAAGAATTTGGTTACTATGATTTATCCGATGAACTAGGACAAGAAGAAGCTTCCTCTATGTTATTAAACAGCGTTTCTGAATCTGAACGCCCCATTTTTCAAACTATATTAGATTTAAAAATTGATGAAAAATACGCCATAGGTTTTGATCAATACATTCCACCTAGAAAACAAAGCGATACAGATTTAATAGATTTAAGTTTGTTAGATATTGATAGTATGTTGAAAGAAGGAAAAATAATCCTAGATGGTATAAAAATTTCTAAATCCGATTTAATAGCATTAAGAAAAGTAGTCAATGGTATAAGGTATGACCGTCTGAACTAACCCACGCGCCTAGAAGCTCCCTCACCACGTCCAAACACTTCTCAGGTATATTTACCCTGCCACGAAGTTCCACGCGCCTAGGGGCTTTCCTGTGGCTGTGTGGAGTGAAAAAGTAACGTTTTGTAACGAGTTGAAAAAGTCGGATTTTGTCGGAAGCTGAAAAAATTAGGTTTTGTTAGGATCTGAAAAATTCATGGTTTTTCCAGGTTTTATATTTTAGCAACCATAGCAAACCGTAGCTTATATATCGGCTGTATGTTGGTTTTTGTTGGTTGCCGGCGCGTGGGAATTCTAAAATCTAACCTTTTCTCACCCTGTCAAAGGTTTTGATGAATATCTGAAATATCGCGGAAGTTGGGAATGGAAGAAAGAAAAAGCTAAGTTAAGAACGAAAAAAAGGACTCGTTAAGGTCCTAAAAATTAGAAAGTAAATATATGGAGAATTTAAGCAAGAGATTAGTTGATAAAAGTGTCGAGGCTTTTATTATGGGACTTGAAATATATAATAAACCAACAATTAAGTACAGAATTGAGGGCTTTAGTTTCTTTATTTGTAACGCCTGGGAACTGATGTTAAAAGCTCATATTATTAATAATGACAGTGAGGAAGCTATCTACTTCAAGGATAGCAGGGACCGAACTATATCATTAGAAAATGCAGTGGAAACAGTATTTCCAGATAAACATGGATCATTACGAAAAAATCTCATCCAAATTATTGAACTTAGGAACACTAGCACTCACTTTATAACAGAAGATTATGAGCACATCTACGCCCCATTGTTTCAAGCTTGTGTGTCTAATTATATTGCTAAAATGCTAGAGTTCCATCAGGAAGATATTACAAAACAGATTGCACAAAATTTTCTGACTTTATCTGTCCGTATTGACCAACTTAATCAAGAAGAAATTAGAGCTAAGTATTCTCCAAAAATGGCAGAACGTTTACTCTCTGAACAAGCAAAGATTGAAAGTGAGATATCTACTAGTAATTCCGACTATGCTATTCCAGTAGAAACACGATTCTACATTACTAAGCGAAAAAAAGATGCTGATTTAGTAGTTAAGTTAGACAATGGGGCTGAAACAAGTGTCGGTATACTTAGGGAAATTAAAGACCCAAATGCAATCTATCCATTAACTACTAAAGAAGTTATCAAAATTGTAAATAAGCGTTTGAAATCTAAAGGAATTTTATTAACAAAAATAGTAAGTGGTGAAAAGCAAAAAAGCCCGTTTACAACAAACGACCTACAACTATTTAATGCATTTTACGATATTAAGAAAGACGGACGCTATTGCTACCACTATAAAATCGGTAATCGATATAGCTACGCTCCAGCTTTCTGTGAGTTTATCATTGAAGAGATTGAACGAAACCCTGAAACATTCGTAGAAAACTTGAAAAAGAAGACAAAAAAATAAGATAACCCCAGGCATCTGTGAATTCTCGTCCCTTGACTTACTCCCATTCGGGAACACAACGTTAATCCTTCGCAAGTTATCTTGTTAACCATATTATACCACGCGCGTGGGAAATGTAAAGTATTTTGTTAGCTGACTAGTAAGCTAACTTTGTCAAAGAACTCTGAAAAAACGGCTTTAAATCAGCCATAATCGCATTTTAATTATTAACCATATATTTTACCGACTTACTCAAAACAAACGAAAATAGGGCTATTCTCGTAGCTCTACTCATGATAAAATCTTTTAATAACCGCTTGCCTGCTGATGGAAAGGTTTATCATCATGAAAATTACTGAAGTAAAAAAGAAAGACGGTAGCATTATCTACCGTGCCAATATCTATCTGGGTACAGATGTCATTACTGGCAAGAAAGTAAAAACCAGCGTGACGGGTAGGACAAAAACAGAAGTCAAAAATAAAGTTCAACAAGCTATAACTGATTTTAAAGCAGACGGAGCAACACGTTATCAGAGTGCCACCATTACCAATTACAAAGAATTGGCTGAACTGTGGTGGAACAGTTACAAACATACAGTGAAACCAAATACCCAAGGGAATATAAAAACATTACTGAAAAAGCATGTCATTCCACTTTTTGGAAGCTATAAGTTAGACAAGCTAACTACCCCACTCATTCAAAGCATAATTATCAAGCTAGCAGACAAAGCAAACACTGGTGAAGCCAATGCCTATCTGCACTATGACAAAATACATGCACTGAACAAACGTATATTACAATATGGGGTTGTCATGCAAGTCCTGCCATACAATCCAGCTCGGGAGGTCATTCTACCAAGGAATGCCAAAAAAGCCACTAGACAGAAAGTTAAACACTTCAACGATAAGGAACTTAAACAGTTTCTTAAGTACTTGGATAGCCTAGACCTATCCAGATACAGAAACCACTATGAAGTTACTTTATACAAGTTTCTGCTGGCCACTGGTTGCCGTATCAATGAAGTACTGGCGTTAGAATGGTCTGATATTGATCTGAACAATGCCACTGTCAGCATCACAAAAACATTAAACCGCTATGGGTCAATCAATTCCCCTAAGTCTAACGCTAGCATACGTGAGATAGATATAGACACCAAGACGGTAGCCATGTTGAAAGAATATAGACGGCGACAAATTCAAGAGGCTTGGAGTCTCGGACGTTCTGAAACGGTTGTATTTTCTGACTTCATTCATGACTATCCAGAGGATAAAACTCTAGGAAACAGACTGACAACACGTCTCAAGAATATGGGGTTGCCCAATATCGGTTTTCATGGCTTCCGCCATACACACGCTAGTTTACTGCTTAACTCTGGAATACCTTACAAGGAACTGCAACACCGTCTAGGCCATTCCAGAATATCAATGACAATGGACATCTATAGCCACCTTTCAAAAGAGAATGCCAAAAATGCTATTACATTTTATGAAAAGGCGATTGGGAACCTCTAA